AGTAGTCCCCCAGCCGCAAATCAAGGCTGGCAGGGTTCAGCAGCTCTTCATCGAATGGGACGACCATTTGGCTCTTCCGGCACCGAGCCAAAATCTCCCAATCACACAGAACTGCCATCCCTGGGACGCAAAAATCAATCCTACTCAGCTTTGCCCAGGATTTTCTTTTCGGTGTGATAGGCACCTTTTTGGTGCATCTCAGTCACATCTCGCACCCATGGCACCAGCCAGTCATTAACCCGCGAGCACTGGTCCCAATTCACAGGCTTGGCGCACTGCACGACAACAGTCGTCCAAAACGCGCTGATAAAGGCCCAGACCCAGTAAAAGTCAGCCATCGACAAGAATCACCCAACCCGTACCGGGCCCGTCCACCTGCCAACGCTGATAGAACTCCGCCTGTCTAATTCGCGCATTACGCCCCAAATGCGGATTGCTATGCCCACCTTTTATTAAGTCAGGCAAGCCCCGTGGATCTTGAGCGATCCATTCAGGGTCGTTGCTGTTCTTTCCCGCATAGCCGCTAAGCACAAGCCAGTGCCCGCAACCCAAACCACTGCAAGTTGGTGGCTCACCACGCGACAGGTCACCCTGGTGAAGATATGCCGCTAGCACTGGACGCCCGTTTTCAATCTCAAGTTCCACCATGTCTGCGTCACCGTCTTTGCGGAACTCAGCTTGCAGGCCAAGCTCTCTTAACGCCTTGAGATGCGCTTCAACAGAGGTCGTGTCGCCGTACTTAGAACGCACGGCAATGTATTCATCATCGGTCTTAATTTTCCGATGAGTGGCCGCCACCATGGCAGCCGCTGAACTGAAGCACTCGCGGTGGCCAGTTCCGGTTTTGTTGTCGAGTTGCTTGAAGTAGGGCATGTAAATTTCCACGTCTCGCCCACTTTCTCGCCACGTTCCAAACCAATCGGAATCCTCCTCCAATAGCTCCTTTGGCACTGACTCCTCAAGTTCCTTAATCGCAGCCAGCTGATGGGGCGTACCACGGAAAAACTGGAAAAATGGCAACAGGCTGAGCGACATTGCCAAAGCGATCAGGATCGGTCTGATAATGCCTGGCGGCAGGAGCTTTCGCCAATGGCGTATCCGCTCATGAAAACCACCACTGAGCTGCAAAGCAAAAGCATGACCGCGCCTCCTGCAACGAACCAGCCTGTTGCGGATAGCGCGGACAACTTCACTTTTCAACACGAGTGCTAGGGAAGAGATTCTTGCTCACAAAGTCGCAAACTTGGTCGTCAACAGTGTTATCTGTTGTCTTTGCGTAAGCACGCAGAAGGTCCAAAACCAAACGCTTCACAGCATCTGATTTCAAAAATGCCATCAGGATTGGCTTGATGATCAGAATCATTGCCTTGCCTTGAACAACATCAATACGTTAGTGCCTATCGCTGTGACCTTCCAATCGCGCCACTGCACGCTCCAGCTCACTCAATCTTCCGAAGACTTCCACGTCTTTGCTCTTGATGTCTTGGTGCAAAATGTCGAGCCGACTGGACAAGTTGTCCACAGCAGTCGTCAGGCGGATCAGAGAGTCTTGGCCTTGGCGAGTCTGGCGGTTGATGCCTGAAACGCCCAGTGCAGCAGTGGTTATTGACGCGCCAGCAACAGCGGCCCAGACTTCAACCATGATCTGACCGCAACTCGCTTCATCATGGCAGAGCCAACGGACAACAACGAAAAAGAAGGCGTCAGCGTCGCTGATCTCGTCAAATGCGCTGTCTTGGTTTGGAGCGCCACACTTCTCACCGTTTCTTATCTGGGCTTCTTCCCTCAGATGAAGATGGATAATACTTTTGTGGCATCGCTGCTTACAGGCGCAATGGCCTCATTTGGCATCGAACGCAAGAGCAATGGCAATGCCAATAAGAAGCCGACTATTGTGGATAACAAAGATTCCAAGGCTGGCATCAAATGAAGCGCACACTTTTAGTATTGGGTGTGACACTTTTGGGATTGCCTGCACAGGCAGACATCACCCATAGAATCCAGTCAAGCGTTCAACTCTCGGTAGATGGCGCAGGATCAGTCGCAGCAAAAATTCCCTCTACATACGCTGTTTCTGGTTCAAACATCACTTTGGACACTGCTGGTGGTCTTGGCGCCCTCACTGCCGGTTCCGCTGTTGGTTACACTCCTGCCGCTTACAGCGTTACAACTGCTGGCGACGCTTTTAGCTATTCAGAATCGTTTATTGAGGGAGACGACACGCCCTCAGCAACTACCGTCACGTCGGGTGTAGTTGGCGCATTGCCGATGCTGGGTTCGACCACAACAACCTCAGGCGGTGTGGCTGGCAACCTTTCAGGCAGCATCGCAACCGATGGCGCCCTCACCATCACAGCTGGTGGCGCTGGCACATCCGCAATCGGTCAAGTCATTCAAGAACTGACCATCAAGTGATGTGGATAGGCATCTGGATCACTTGGGGCGTGCTTTCCGTCATTGCTCTTGCCGCTCCAGAAGCTAAATCCCTGCCTGTAGTCCCAAATTTTCAGCAGGGGAATCTCAGTTCGACCACGAAGACAACGCAAAAAATCACTGAGGTGATCAACTCGTATCAGTACCGAACTGGCTACGAGCTAACCGTTAGCGGCACAAACGTTGCCCCCGTTGGCGGTGCTGTTGCCACAGACAAGCTGGTCAACACAACCAACAACCTGAACGGCGTGACAAGCCACTGGAAAGGACTTGATCCAGCTAGCAAACCAGACTGGAAAATTGTCGATCAAGGCGCGTCGTTTCAGTTCATCGAGACCTACAGCGGCCCAGGGCTCACAAACCACACGGTCATCAATAGAACGACTGACATCGAATCACTTACGGAGACGCTCAGCACCTTCACCCAATGAAGCGAGTTTTAGCAACGCTTTTGCTGCTTTCCGCCCCAGCACAAGCGCAGGTTTCCAGCACTGCCGCTCCAGTTGCAAACAGTTCAGGATCCGTGACTAACCAGGCTGTGCAGGTAGTGCCTGGAAAGAATTTTGTCTATCAGTACGGCAACTTCGCTTGCCAAGGAACAAGCCTGACCATCAGCCCCTTCCTGAGCACAACTGTTGGCTGGGCCAAACCTTATGAGGCTTACTACAAAGAGCCCGTTTATGACACTCTCGATTTGGTTGGTGCGCACGATTCGGAAGGCAATGCCATCCCGGATGGCGTCCCCGATAATCCGGGCAATATCCTGTTTCATCGTCCGATTCGCACAGGGCAAAAAACGAATTACTCGGTCAATGGTGGCATTACTGCGACGATCTCAATCCCGTTAGACCGTGCTCATATCAGGAGCTGTCATCGAGCCGCAGAGAAACAGGTCTTATTGCTCGAACAGCAGTTGGCGGACAAGAGGCTCAACCACGAAATCGCCAGACTCAAGAATTGTGGAGAACTACTGCAAAAGGGCATCACCTTCCATCCCGACAGCCCCTATCGCGGAATCTGTGCTGATGTAGTCCTGAAAAATCCGCCAGGCACCTTGCCGCCCCATACACACTCAATCCCTACTTCCGCAAAGACCGCTGAAACTTCTGCCGCTCAAAAACAGACTCAACCTTAATTTTCTTCCCCAGCTTTTCCTTGATCTTCTTGATTGTCTTTTTGACGATGGGCTTGACCGCTTTGAGCAGGATGTCGCCTAACGGTTTGACCAAAATGGCCGCCGTAGTCGCCACAGCCGCAATCGTTGCAGTCGTCGCAACAACAGGCGCACCAGGAAGATAGTTGCCAATGATGGTCGGTATTCCCAGCGGCTCATAGATCGCCTCACACTTTCCGTCGATCACCTCGTAACCAATGATGACGGCAGTTTGAGATTTGTTCTTCGCACCTAAAGGAATTGCGTCAGGAGGGGGACACGGCAGCACAGCCTCTACCTTTGGTGTGTCAGCTGCTAGCGGCGCAGTTGGCGAGGGGACAGACGCCGGCTGTCGTGAGCTGCCAGTCGGCTTTTCCTCAGGATCAAGCTTTGGCGGCTTTGCTGTTTGGTGCGTGTGCTGGCCTGGCGTGTAATCCAGCGGCTCATAATGTGGAATCTCACCGCCTGGCATATCAGCCACCGGAAAACCCAGCATCAACGTGACTGGTGGCTCATCTGGCAATCGTGGCGGTGGAATAACCTGCCGTGCCCCAACGCTTGGCACGCCTACCGTTCCAACACCAATCTTTTGAATCTCTGGCATGAAATCAGAACGGTTTACAGCAGGTCAGCTTTGGATTGAACGCAACCGCAGACGTGAAGGGCCGCCTGTTGTTTACACCGTATTGTGCGGCAAATCTGCCAGACCATTCACCGATCCAAAAGCCATCCTCAAATGGGTCAAATGGCCAAAAGGCACACCAACTGGTGATGCTTTACGCGAATGGTTGGCGTCGTTTGACCAGAAACCTCAAGCACCCGCGCCAGAACTTGATATGGCA